GTAATATATTTTTGTTCTAGTTGTGCTAATCTCATATCATCATCGCCAATTGTTTTTTGTCCGCAGGATTTAGCTCGTCAATTTGCTTCTGTATTTCCGCTGGAATTTCACCTGGGGCTGCTGTTGCTTGTGCTGCGGGTTGATCGCCTGCTGTTGACGCTGTATTCGCGTCTGTGGCACCATCTGTGCCTGTTTTAGCTTTGTTATATGCTTGTTTAAAACTTGAAGCAAAGCCACCTGCACCTGGCTTACCTGCATCAGCTGGATCTACTTTGCCTGCACTAGGTGCTGCAATGCCACCTTCGTCTGATGCAATCTTGTCTTTGGCTGCTGCCATAAAAATTTTGTCTAGTTGTGCACCACTAAAGCCTTCTGCAATAGTTGTCATGCTTGAACGATCAATACTTGCTGCTAAATTTGTGTTACCTGCTTTTGCTTGTGCTTGATCTGTTTGTGTTGGAATCGGCGCAGGCTTATCGCCTACCTTTGCGGCCGCATTTTTTGCTCCCTGTGCAACGTTAGTTGCGGCGCCAGCCGCCGCGGAAGCTGCTTTTTTAACACCTTTTGCCGCTGCTCCTACTGCTGCACCAGCTTTTTGTGCCATAGTAGGATCTTTCATTGCTGCTTCTGCACCTTTAGTAGGGTATCCGTTTTTTCTTAGAAAGGAAATTACAAGTTCTGGAGTTGCACCTTCAGCGCCACCCACTTTACCTAGAAATAAATCGAACTTATCTGATATCTCGTTAGCCATAGCACCAACTTCAAGTTTACCTTTAGCCCTACGTCCAGTTCTACCAGGTACAAATGTCTGTGCTTTAGCACCGAGCTTACCTAATACGCCCATAGGACGTTCATCTAATTGTTGTTCGCTAATTATCTCATTAAGTTTCATGCCGATAGTTCCATGTAATCCATATATGTATTTATTTAAAGAACAGCTAAAGCTGTTCTGCGTTTTCGCTATCGCTCAACGCACTTGCTTCGCTATTACTTATGTGAAAGTGATTCAGTGTTAAAATTATTTTAACTATTAACTGCGAAGCAGTTTTAGCATTATCTAGATTGTATGGTCACAATTAGCCCGTTGTCGGGGCCAAAGGTGTGTTTTGAACATTATCTGAGTTCGCACAGTCACAATAGCGTTAGATCTACAATGCATTTAATTTTACATAGCGTAGGCGGTTATCCGTTACCTACTCAATCCGTCTTAGTATCTTATGTACAACGGCAGTTTACTATACAAACGCTAACTTATATAATAAACCTGCGAGAATTACTCGCTCATTTAGCCTATTTAAATTACTTCTATTAATATACAGCAAACCGGTTCTACGTAGGCGTATCCGATCAGCGTCCTGTTAAGGATAGTGCTGTTATACCTCTGCCGTTAACCAGAATTCCTTACCGTCACACATCAGAACGGGCTTAGGGCCACATAATTGCGCCGTGGCGGGCTTATTTAACGGTGTTTGAGCTGTTTTGTTAGCCTTGGGATATATTGTGTATTAGTTGTGGTTCTGTATAAAATGCAAATTAAGAGTCATTTAATCGTTTAATTTCTTCTTTTAATAGTTTAGAACTGCCTACTCTTACATTGATTATTCCATTGTAATATTCGTCTGATTCTAATACTCTACGATCAAATTGTTCCTTTGCCTCTATGTAACTAAGTACGCCTCTGCTTGGACAGTAGTGTAATATTTCTCTGGTAAATTTTTCTTTGCCTAACTTCTCTACATCTGCTAGTAGATGTTCACTAGATCCCCAATAGTCTCTCCAGTCACTTTCTACTTTTGAACGTCTTTTATTTTTCTTGCCCTTGAGTGGTGGGCGTGTTTTTTTGAATTTTGCTAGTTTTTTGCCTATGTATTTTCTGTCGTTAGTAAGATTTGTAATCAGATAGACAAACCCTTCACAGTCTTCTGGAAGTTCTTTAATCTTCTTCTTTTGGTAAGTCCATTCTGACGTCATCATTAGTAGTTACTTTCTTGGGACGTCCGACCTGGCCTTTTCTGGCTAACTTTCTCTCTGATCGTTTCTCTTGTACTTCTAGCCTTCGTTGACTTGCATGTTTTCTAATTTCACTCAGCCAAAATCTTGCCTTAATTCCTGCTTCATCACTACCATGATACTCAAAGCGATCCTGCCACTTAAAGTATTTCTGAAATGCTTCAATCATCTGGTCATGTGAATCTGTTGCCATACCTATTCCACAATTTCAACATCATTACTATAAGATGTAAAACCGTTTTCTTTGATTACTTTTAGTACGTGATTAACACGACTTGTTAAATCATCTCTATGACTGATTAAGAACACATTTTTCTGTCTTTCTCTAGTCATTTTCTTAAGGATACCAATACTAGATTCTACTCCAGCACTATCCATACCACTATCTACAAGCTCATCTATGAATAATAAGTTAATGCTGTGATATAAACTTTCCCATACATCACGGAATGCCCAACTCATAGATAAAATAAGTCTGTTACGTTCACCTCTACTTAAATTGTCAAAGTCTAAATCTTGTCCTAGCTGTGTAATTACAACGCTAAGATCATTTTGAAACTCAACAATATGCGGCAAACCAATTTTTGCCAAGTAATATGTAATACGCTGATTTAGATATGCAAGATTTTGCTCAATAATTTTCTTACGAACAAAACTGTCTTTGTTTGTTAACAGTTTGTACAAAAAGTCCTGATGATCTTTTACTTTTGTTAATTCATTAAGTAGATCAAAACTTACTTCCTGTATTGCAGTATCTTTTAATTCTGTAATTTGCTCGCTATAAGGATTAATATCATCTTTCTTTGCTTGTAAATCTTTTTCTAATCCTTCAACTGTGCTTCTATGTTGCAATGCTTGTTCAAGTGTGTCATATTGTGTAGGTGGACAACCTTCTAGCTCACCAATGTCTGCAATAACAGTTTGATGTTCTTCTAGTTGTGTACTATTAGCAAGAATTTGCTCAGCCGCTTCTTGCTTTTGTTCTTCTTTAGCACCGAGAATTTCTTCTTGCTTTTTATCATGTAATTCTTGTCCACAAGTATGACACTTGTGTTCTTTAAGCAATACAATTTCATTATCTAATTTTTCAATTAGTTTTTCTTGTTTAGAATCATCAGCTTCAATGTTAGCAATCCAACGTTTTGCTTCTGCAATCGCTGACTGCTTTTTATTAAAATCGTCTAAACATTTGTGTGCTTCAATTTCTGCATCAATATCAATTTCTTGTAAAATTTTAATACTTGACTCAAGTTCGTCAATTGCAGATACCTTTTGATCTTCCCACATACGCTGTTTGCGTTCTAACGATTCGATGTTTTGTTGAATTTTTTCGTTAGATATTTTAACAGTTTCAATTCTTGTATTCTCAGAGCTCATCTTGTCTCTGTTAATTTTCATTTCTTCTTTAAGACACTCAGCTTTTTCAGATAACAATGTAATACCTAGCAACTGTTCAATAATTGCCCGCTGATCATTATTTTTTAATGCAAGGAAAGGTTCAGTGTATGTGTTTAGTGCAATGAGATGCTTAAACATATCATGCGACATACCAAATAGTTCTTCAATTACTTTTTGTGTTTCTCTACTATCGCCTTGACTTTCATCAGAATCTTCTTCAAAGTCTTTACCGTTAATAGTAAACTTTGTAATATTAGGCTTTCTACCACGCTCAATCTTATAGTCAACTCCATCTTTTTCAAAGTTGATTGTAACAAGCATTCCTTTGCCGTTGATCTTATTAATAAGATTATCACGCTTAATGTTTGTTAATGCATTACCATAGATTGCGTAACTAAGTGCGTTGACGATAGTAGTTTTACCAGTGCCGTTTCTAGAACCGCTATCGTCACCACCTAGGTCTAGGTTCTCACCTAGTACAAGCGTTAATTCACCTTTGTCAAAATTAATTGCTTGAGTCTGGTTGCCCACACTCATAAAATTCTTTACTGTTAGGTCTTTAATTTTTATCATTGATTACGTCCAAGGTCCCTATATATCTCTACCAGCATACGTTTGTCAACAGTATCACTATCAATTGCTTCGATTTGATTCATAACAATAGTGTCAACACTTTCAAACGTAAGATCAATAGGATCAACGTTTGATTCTACTTCTACCTTTTCTGGTATAAGACTTAGTTCTCTAAGTTTGTATTGTGGAATAAAAGTTTCTCTAATAAAGTTTGCTTCTTCAAAACTAATAGGCACATCAATTGTAACTCGACAGTGCATATTTTCACCTAAGTTAGAATCAGGATCTTCAAGAAGCTGACTTAATTTGTATGTTCTAAACACAGGTTGCTTTGGCCATGTTTTATATTCAGGAGTTCCTCCCCAATCTAAAAACATCATGCCACGTTCATCATCCCATGCATCTGCATAGTTGTGTGGAAATGCATTACCGATGTATGTTACATTACCTTTAGTTTGTCTTTTATGAAAGTGTCCGCTAAACACATATTCTTGATTTACAAAATGATCTGCCTGAAGTGTTCCATGGTCAGGCATCTGTACCATAGCATTCATATAAAACAGAGGAAGTTCAAAGTGTCCAAATACATACCTACTTTTAATTTTAGGCACCATCTTCCATTCTTCACCTACTAACCAAGGAAGTAATGTTACTTCGCCTTCTGTAAAAATATCTGTAATAGGAATGATGTTTGGAAACAATCGCATAAACTCAATAGAGTTAATTTCACGTTTGTCTTTGTAAAATAAATCATGGTTACCTACCATGAAGTAAGTCTTCTCGAATGTTTCGTTAATTCTTTCTAAATTAGAAACTGTGTAGTTCATTGTGCTAACATCTGTAGTAGCACGATTATGATGCCAGTCTCCTAAAAATATGCAAGTTTCTGCACCAGCGGCTTTTGCTTCATCACAAAACCACTTTACGAATTCCTCGCAGTCCATGTTATGCGTTCTGCTGCCACCTTTCATACCAAAGTGTATATCAGTGAAGCAGGCTGCTTTCTTAAATAACGGCATTTTTACTCCTTATGTTATTGTAACTAACTTTAAGCAGTTTGTCAAGTCTTTTTCTTTGCTTTGGAATCTTTATGTTTGTTAGGGTGTGCATCAGCATTTTGTCTAGTCCAACTAGGATTCATGCCGTTCATCTCTAAAATATCATCTCTGATATTTTGGTTGCGTTTTTCAATATTAATAATACGAACAAAACTATTTGTTACAGCCGCAGTGTAATAAGCAAATGGGTTATTACTTTTTGACTCGTCAAATTGTAAACCTATCTGTGCTAATTGCAAAATTGCCTGACCTTTCATTTCGTCGTTATATGTATATCCTCTAACATTACCTCTTGTTGCGTACCTATCACACAATTTCATAAACATTCTTGCAAGGTCGTTAGTCATCTGTCCACACTTCTTATCGAAGTATCCGTTTTCCATACCACCAACCCAATGGCTTTTGCCTACACAAATCAAATTTCCTTTGTCATCAAACTTCCAATGCTGGAAAGGAGGAAAGTTTACTTTTTCGTGCTTGTCTGCAACAGTCTTAATTGTTTTCTTGCGACCAGGTTCTTCTGGAACATGATCAAATGTCATAATTCTAAAAATTAAATCTTCTTTTTGCATTTTACGGTAGTCTATATCAAACCCTTTTGCAGGCATCTTTTTACCTGCGGCTTCAACTGCTTCAGCATGTGCAAGTTTAGATAGTCTAGCAGCACGGTTGCGTTTTGCTTCTGCTACGGTTCTAATGTTAATTTTTTCTAATGATGGCAGTATAATATCGTACTGTGCATAGCTATCGTCAGTAAAAGAACAGAAAGTAGACTTACTGCGGTGTATTTCCGCTAATAAATCCTTATTTGTTAGATATTTTATCTTTTTTGGTTGCCCAATTGTCATACGTAATTTCTCCGGTTATATAAGTAATATAATAGCACATTATTACAGAAATAAATAGTATTATTAAAAGGAAATTTTACCAAAATGAGTTTACCAAAAATAGCACCTTTAGCCGTACTTGTAGCTGGCGTTGCGGTCGCCGTTGACCAGCAACAGAAGAACCAAGCCAATCTCAAACAGGTTTCGGACCAAGCCAAAGCCGATTTGGACAAGTTAACTAGCGACCTAGGCGGTGATATTGGCTCAGCATTAAACCAAGCGTCAGGCGATTTAAACAGTGCCTTGGCGGCAGCAGATGCTGCATTTAATGTTGACGGTGTAGTTGGTGCTGCTGGTGCTCCGTTATCTACAATAACATCTAAAGTTGGTAGTGGTTCATTAAGTAATATAGCTGATAATGTTGGAACAGCATTTGGTGCTGCACAAGATGGACTTAATGCAGTAGCCGGAACCACAGCTGAAATATCATCTGCAATATCTAAATTAGGTATTGGAGGCAACTTAGCATCTGGTTTCCAAGACTTTGCATCAAATGTTGGCAAAGCAGCTGGTGTTTTAAATAATTTATTAAGTCTCAAAAGAGGCGTAAATCTCCCTGCTGGTGGCGAACTTTTCGAATTCGAAGAAGGCGCCGGTGTTAAACTAGATCCTCAGAATCCAAATGATTGGCGGGTAAAAATTAATGCTAACTTTGCACACTTTGGTGCAAATCCGTTATTTAAAATTCTAGAACAGACTGGTGGAGTAGTTTTTCCATACTTGCCAGAAATAACATTTTCAACAACCGCAAACTATACACAAATAGATCCTGTACATAATAATTATCCCTTCCAGGCTTACAAGAACTCACAAGTGGACGAGATATCGATTTCAGGAGACTTTACAGCAGAGTCAAGTAAAGATGCTGCGTACTGGATTGCAGCAACAACATTCTTTAAAGCATCAACAAAAATGTTCTTTGGAACAGGTAACCTAGCAGGTAATCCACCTATCATATGTAGACTGTATGGATATGGTGCAAACGTCTTTGAAGGAGTTCCGGTTGTAGTTAAAAACTTCTCAGTTACACTACCTACTGATGTTGACTATATTAGATGTACAGAAGCAACTCAAGGTCCTAAACCAACTTGGGTACCAAGAAAAAGTAACATTACTGTTTCAGTACAGCCGATCTACAACAGAGAAAGTTTACGCAAGTTTTCATTGGAGCAATATGCTAAAGGCTCAATGGGCGGAGGAGGATTTTTATAATGGCCATATACAAAAACAATTCTCCATATAGAGATACACCTCAAAATTCTTTGTATTTAGAATTAATGAATATTAGAGCTGTACCAGCATCAGCAAGTGATGTATTATATACAATCGAACCACACTATAATAATAGACCCGATTTGTTAGCATTTGATTTATACGAAGATCCAAAACTTTGGTGGGTGTTTGTACAAAGAAACATGGATACAATCAAAGATCCTATATACGATTTCAAAGCAGGAAATTCAATTTACATTCCTAAACTATCAAATCTAAAAAAGTTCTTAGGAATATAGCATGAGTGCGTTTAATAGACCTCCAAGCATACCAGATAATAAGTTAAAGCCTTTCAAAGGAACTTTGAGGTCTGGTGAAAAAATTAGAAACATAAACGGAAAAAGTTTTGTTGTTCCAGCAGAAATAAAAAAGCCGGACGGCTCACCAACGATTAATGCATCTAATACTTTTCAAGCATCAAATATTCCTGTAGGAAGTGCAGAACTAAGAGAGAAAATAAAAGTTTTCAGTCTTGATGCTCAGTTAGAAACAATAGAACTTGCAGAAAACGCAATAGCACAAGTAATAAATGACAAAACAAAAACAGTTGATGCTGCAATTTCTAATGTAGATGATTTTGCTGATAAGAAAAATGATGCACCAGTAGGACCAGGAACACCAAGTCCTAGAAGAGATTCAGAAACACCAAATCTAATTCAAAATCCGTTAGAAAAATTTTCAACAGTTAGTTCGTTATGGACGATGGCTGTGCTAACACCAATGCAGTATAATGATCCAAGTTCATATAGGACAGGAGATCTAGGATTTGCAGGACAAGATTTTGAAGGTGGTGGTATAACAGTTAAATCCGGAATTGTTTTTTCTGCCGCAGGGCGTGGCGACAAATATAGAACAAAAATTCAAGGTGGCAAATCACCTGAATATTTTGTTGACAACTTTAAAATGACTACAGTAATGTCAGCAACAAAAAACACAGGTAATACAAATGCAATTAACTTTGACTTTGATATATTTGAACCATACAGCATGGGATTGTTATTAGAGTCGTTGCAAGTTTCTGCACTTAAAGCAGGGTATCCTAACTACTTAGATGCTCCGTTTGTATTGCGTTTAGACTTTGTAGGATTTAGTGCAGATGGTACAGAAGAAAAAACCATAGGTACCCAAGGGCTGAATCCAAAATACTTTGTAATGAAATTAAAGAGAGTTACCTTTGATACAAACGAATCAGGAACTACGTACAAGGTTCAAGCGTTTCCTTACAACCATTCTGCTTACTTGGACACAGTTAATATGCTGTTCAATGACATTTCAATTACTGCTCCGGAAAAAGGTACAGTTGAAGAAATGTTAAAAACAGGACCTAAGAGCTTAGAGAAAGTACTTAACGATAATGAAAAATTGTTAGTAGAATCAGGAGCATATTCAATTCCAGATGTTTACATCATTGATTTTCCTGAGAAATCGACAGACTTTATAACAGGTGCTAGAAAAACATCTGACACATTTACTGACGGAGATCCCGGAGCAATAGTTGACGCAGACACTCCACCGCCGGAAAGTTCTAAGGCATTTGGAAAAAATGCTGCTGCTCCTTCTCAAATAACCAAGACGTCTTTTGAATCTAACCACATAGGAAAATCAACGTTTGGTTTTGATTCAACATCAGGTGGTAACTTTAACTGGGAAAGTTCTGCAATGTATAGAGCAGGAGATTCTAAGTACAATGAAGAAACAGGTCGTATTGATCGTTATAAAATGCAATTAGATCCTAAACAGCGTGAATTTTTCTTTACACAGAAACAGCCCTTAACTGATGTTATTACACAGACTATATTAAGTTCAAGATATGCAAAAGACGCTATTAGCGGAACTCCTGATAACCATAACCTTACACCAGAAGGATATATTAAGTGGTTTAAAATTGATGTTCAAGTAGCGTTCTTAGATTACGATCCACAGATAGGAGACTTTGCTAAACAATATACATTTAGAATTGTTCCATATTTTGTGCATCACAGTATTTTTAAAGCGCCTGGCGAAGGAGTTGACACAGCAGCATTACAAAAAACAATTGCTAAAAGATACGACTACATATATTCAGGACAAAACGTTGACGTACTTAAATTTGATATCAAGATTAATAATTTATTCTTTGCAGGTTCTCGACCAACCCCTGAAGCTAATACTTCAAGTGAATTTAACAAAAATATTAACGGTACAGGTACTAACAAAACATTAACTACAAACACTCCAGAAGGTACAGCAGAAGCAAAAGCACCTAACCTAGGTAAGAAAAAACTAAAACGTGATGTATCTATATTACACGAAAGTCAGAAAGGTGGTAGCGGATTCAAAGATGTTGAACAATTAGTTGCTGAAAATTTCCAGAAAGCATTTGTTGACAACAGCGCAGGTGACTTGATTACAATTGATTTAGATATACTCGGCGATACGTACTGGATGGTTGAAAGCGGCCAAGGAAATCACATAGACGGAGCAGCACCACGTTCGCAGACAACTGATGGCGGAGAAGCTAATTACACAGGAGGCGAAATTTATATCTTTATTAGTTTTAGAACTCCGATTGATACAAATACTGACACTGGACTTTACGAATTTGCAAATGAAAATCCAAGTCCTTTTAGCGGAATTTATAAAGTATTGAAATGTGATAGTGAATTTAAAGGCGGGCAGTTTACACAAAAACTTAGATGTATTAGAATGTCAGGTCAACCAATTGATTACGGTGGTAAAATTCCAGATGGTTCTAAAGAAGGATTCCAAACAGAAATTGGTTCCGCACAAAAAGAAAAAACAGAAGTTGGAGAAACTCCTCCACCAGTAAAAGTTGATAGGACAATAACAATCGAAGAAGTAGAAAAAGCAGGAGAGCAATTTGCTAATAATTTCCTTGCTAACTTTGGCTTGAGTGTAGATGGTATAGAAAAATGGGCCGCAAAATTACCTAAAGGTGATGGCGAGTTTAAATCTAAGCCTAAGAAACCTGTCTTAAAAGAATACAGAAGACAAGCCAACGGTTCGTTAGTTAACTTTAATATTGACAGAAAACAACCATTTGAAGAAAGCAAAGATAGAGAAGGAAACACTATTAGAGTTTATGATCCTAAACTACTTGACGGAGTTAAAACTTAATGCCAGTTGAAAAGAGAACCAGATATAATACTCAGGCAGGAGCATTAGGCTCGGGTGCTTATCTTGCTACAGTAATTGATGTACTTGATCCTACATTCAATGGTAGACTAAAAGTTTCGCTACTCAGAGAATCTGGTAACGCAGGTAACGTTGACGGACAAACATATCTTGTAAATTATGCATCTCCATTCTTCGGACACACACCATACGAAGCATTAGGAATGAACCAAGACGACTTTAAAGATACACAACAAAGTTATGGTATGTGGGCAGTTCCACCAGATGTTGGTGTAACTGTTATGGTAATGTTCATAGAAGGTAATCCATCATCGGGTTATTGGTTTGCTTGTGTTCCTCCAAGGTTTGCTAATCATATGGTTCCTGCAATAGGTGCAGCAGATACAGATCCAACAGGTGCTAGGGGTGAAGATCAAACAAGCAATAGAGCGTCATTGGCTGCATTATCAGAAGATGACAAGAAAAAATTCAATACAAAAATGCCTTTGCCAGTTGGAGAAATTAACAAACGATTTAATGGTCAAGGAGATCAAGAAATTGACGCTGAAAAGATTCCAAAGCCTGTACATCCTATAACAGATAGATTCTTCCTTCAAGGATTATTAGAAGATGATGCAAGAGGGGTTACTACTACAACTAGTAGGCGTAACAATCCTAATGCAGTATTTGGTATTAGTACTCCTGGACCTTTAGACTACGGTCCAAACGGTAAACGTATGAGACGTGGTACAAAAGAAAATCTAAGTGTTGAGATTCCTGTTACAAGATTAGGTGGAACACAGTTTGTTATGGACGATGGTGATGATCGCTATATTAGAAAAACTTCTCCGCAAGAAGGTCCAGTAGAATATGTTGAAGCGTCAGATGCAAATACTAGTGCAGGATTACTTGACTTACCATATAACGAATACACAAGACTTAGAACAAGAACAGGACATCAACTTCTTTTACATAATTCAGAAGATTTAATTTACATAGGTAATTCAAAAGGAACTTCGTGGGTTGAGTTAACATCTAATGGTAAAGTAGATGTGTTTGCAAACGACAGTGTAAGTGTTCACTCAATGAATGATATTAATATTAAAGCAGATAGAGATATCAACATGGAAGCCGGTCGTAATGTAAACATTAAAGCAACTGCTGAATATCAAGCACCTGACAGTTTACATCAAGATGCAAAAATTGAAGATGCTCTTAAACAAGAAAATGGTAGAGTACAAATAGAAAGTGCATTTAATACTAATATACTAATTGGCGCCAACGGAAAAATTGAAACAAGAATGTATACAAATGCAGAAGATCTTCCTCTTGCTGGAGATTTAGATATTTCAGTTGCTGGCAACCACAGACACTTTGTTGGCGGAACTACAGATATTCAAACAATTGGTGACAGATCAGATACACAAGCAAATTGGGACATACTTACAGGTGGTTACAATTACTTAACATCAGGCGCTAATACAGAAGTTGCATCAGGTGGAGACATTATTATGTCAGCAAGTCCTAACATACACTTTAACGGTCCAGCTGCAACAGGAGCAGCACAAGCTGACACAGCACTAACAATTACAGATTTAATTAAATACGATAACCCATTAGTAAACCCATTAAAAGACTGGGCTACTACGAAATGGCAAGACGGAACAATAACATCTATCATGAGGCGTATTCCTATGCACGAGCCGTGGTTACTGCATGAAAACCAAGCACCTCAGTTTGTTACAGCACTAGCAACAGATAGAGAGGAGAAACAAGATGGCTAAGTTATACAATCAGAAAACAGTAGCAGTCGATCAAGCATCAATAGGAGCATCAGGCGCAACAACTTATGCTTACAAAGGATTTAGTTCAGCGAATTCAGTTGATAACTTCAAGCTCTATGACATAGATTTAGTTAAGCAGGATATTATCAATCATTTTTACATTAGAAAAGGCGAAAAATTAGAAAATCCAAACTTTGGAACAATTATCTGGGATATGATCTTTGAGCAATTTACACCGCAAGTTAAAGAAATGATTGCTAAAGATGTACAGGATATTATTAATTACGACCCAAGAATACAAGTTAATGCTGTAGGAATTGACAGCACTGAGCAGGGAATTAGAATCGAAGCCGATGTAACATACATACCGTTCAATGTTAAGGAGAGAATGAAGTTTAATTTTGATAGAGATAACTCCGTTATAAACTGAGCATATTATAAACATTGGTAAATACAGCATAGGAACTAATAATGAGCACAACGTCAAGACAAAACAATTTATTACTTAACGAAGACTGGACAAGAATCTACCAGACTTTCGCTAATGCTGATTTCAAATCTTACGATTTTGAAAATCTAAGACGTGTGATCATCACTTACCTAAGAGAAAACTATCCAGAAGATTTTAACGATTACATTGAAAGCTCAGAGTATCTTGCACTAATTGATGCTATTGCGTTTTTAGGGCAAAGTTTATCTTTCCGTATTGATTTAGCAAGTAGAGAAAACTTTATTGAACTTGCTGAACGTAAAGAAAGTGTACTACGTATTGCTAAAATGCTTAGTTATAATGCAAAGCGTAACTTACCATCAAAAGGTTTACTTAAATTTACATCAGTTTCAACTACAGAACAATTAGTTGATAGTAATGGGCGTAATTTAGCAAGTCAAACAGTTAAATGGAATGACCCAACTAATACAAACTGGGCAGAACAGTTTATTTTGCTTCTTGATGCTGCTATGTCTGATAACACAAAATTTGGCAGAAGCCAAGGTACAGATGTTATTCAAGGTATCCCAACAGAACAGTACAGATTTAGAACTGCTAGTACTGATGTGCCAATGTTTACTTTTAATAAAAACGTTGCAGGCAGACAAATGGTGTTTGAAATCTTAAGCACAACTTTTAAAGGTGCAGAAGAGATTTACGAGGAAGCACCTACACCTGGTAACCAACTAGGATTTCTTTACAGACAAGATAACAAAGGTCCAGCAAGTCCTAATACAGGATTTTTCATGCACTTCAAACAAGGTTCTTTGGAGTTAGCTGACTTCACAATTGATGCACCATCAACAAATGAAAAAGTTGCAGTTGATGCAAAAGGAATTAACAACGATGATGTTTGGTTGTTTGAATTACTTGCAAATGGAAGCCAAGCTCAAGAGTGGACAAAAGTATCAAGCCTTACAGGAAACAATATTGCTTACAACAGTTTGTCAGGAGACATTAGAAATATTTACGGTGTTGAAACTAAACAGAATGATATGATTGATTTAGTTTTTGCTGACGGTGTATATGGTAACTTACCTAAAGGATCTTTTAGAACTTACTATAGAATTAGTAATGGATTAAGTTATACAATTTCACCTAATGAAATGAAAAATGTTAATATCTCAGTTGACTATGTTAACCAAGCAGGTATTGCACACACATTAACAATTGGAATGGCTTTACAGTCTACAGTTTCAACATCAACACCTACAGAATCAGTTGCATCGATTAAAAGGAATGCACCAGCAAACTATTATACACAAAATAGAATGATTACAGGTGAGGACTATAACCTTGCACCTTTAGCAACATCACAAAATATTTTAAAAGTAAAAGCATCAAACAGAACATCAAGTGGATTGTCACGTAACTTTGATCTTATTGATGCAAGTGGAAAGTACAGTTCAGTTAACGTATTTGGTACAGACGGATATATGTATAAAGAAGAAGATGAACAATCTCTTTCTTTTAAATTCTCAAATAGATCAGATATTATTAATTTTATTAAACAAAAAGTAGAAGGTATATTTACAGAAACAGATGTTTATAATTTCTACTTTACAAAATATGACAAAATTTTATTTACAAGTGACAACATTGTGTGGAATGCATCAACTAACAACATTAATGAAGGCACAGGATACTTTACAAACAAAGTTGATCTGTCGTTGCTTAAAGTAGGAACATATTCTACCAATAACTTAAAATATATTACTCCAGGAGCAAATGTTAAATTTACTGCTCCGACAGGACAATCATTTAAAGACGGATTACTAGTAACAACAGACGATACAGATTCTTCACAAAAAAGTGTTATATGGACAAAAGTTATTAGTGTTGCAGGTGATGGTACAAACGCAGGTACTGGTGCTAACGCAAAAGGCATTGGTCCTATTGTGTTTAACGATAATGTTCCTTCAGGCGCAGTTGCTTCTAGAATTGTTCCTAAGTTTGTAACAGATCTTTCAGACGCACTTGAGTCTTCAATGGTTAACCAAGCATTTGCAAATTTAAACTTTGGCCTAAGATATGATGATAAAGAATCAAGTTGGAAAATTATTCAAAATCAAAACTTAGATTTAACGTCAGCATTTAGTTTAGGTAAATCCGGTGATGTAACTAATAATAATTTAGATAGTTCATGGATTATGGCATTTGTAAAGGATAATGATCAATACATTGTACGAACACGTACACTTAACTATGTGTTTGGTAGTAAAAAACAAAACAGATTTTATTTTGATAAAAGCGAAAAAGCATACAACAGTCTAACTGGTAAAGTTGAAAAAGACGTTGTAAATGTTTTAGGTATTAATAGTAAAAATGTTGGCACAGGATCGTTGATACAAGATTACCCATTTGAAGTTGCAGATGTAATTAAATTTGATGACGGATATGAAAGTACTAAAGAAATTAGATTAGGCTTTAGGGATTCTGACGCAGACGGTGTTATTGACAACCCAGAGTCGTTTGTTAATGTAGTTGGCGAAGACCTTGATTTAAAATATCTTTTCTTCAAAGCAGAAAAAGACGATTATGGTACAACTGTTTATAACCTAGTTGACACAACAGTAACTCCTATTTTGGTTATTGAAAAAGAATCACTAGTTAACGTTAATAACTATAGCGACGGACAATTAATTTATTTTTACGATAGTGCAGAAAATAGAGTTAAAAGAGTTGACAGAACAACAAATACACTTGTACTAGAAAGCACATACAGAGCAAATATTGGTAGAGACAATATTAAGTTCCAATACACACATTCAGCAAGTGAAGATAGAAGACTTGATCCTAGTGTAACAAACATTATTGATCTTTATCTTTTAACTAGATCTTATGATACAGAATTTAGAAATTATCTAGCAGGTGCACGTACAACAGAACCAACTGCACCAACAAATGACGAACTTAGAGTAACGTTTGGAACAGGACTAAACTCTATTAAGTCAATTAGCGATGAAGTAGTTTATCATCCTGTGAAGTATAAAGTTTTATTTGGCAGTAATGCTGACACTAAATTACAAGCTCAGTTTAAGGTTGTTAAGAATCCTAATAAAACTGTTAACAATAACGATTTAAAAGTAAGAATTGTAAATGCAATGAATCAATTCTTTGATGTAAACAACTGGGACTTTGGAGATAGATTCTATCTAAGCGAACTTACAACTTATATATTAAATGTAGTTTCGCCTGATATATCAAACATTGTTATATTGCCAAGACAGACATCACAGGCATTCGGAAGCCTGTTTGAAATACAAAGTAAACCAGACGAAATTTTTGTTAGTGGTGCCACTGTTGATGACATAGAGATTGTATCTTCTATTACGGCTGCTGAAATTAACTCAGCAAATAATTCAATAGTGAGTGACACATAATGGCTGCTGATAACAAAAAGTTTCCTAATAGCGACATTCCAATTAGAAAAAGTTCAGACTTATTACCTAACGTCTTCCAAACCCCAGTCAATGATAAATTTTTATCAGGAGTACTTGATCCTTTAATACAGCCGGGTGTTGTTGACAAGACTGTAGGTTATATTGGTAAGCGTTACGGAAAAACTTTTACAGGAAAAGATGTTTATCTTGATACAGACCAAACACTAAGAAGTCGTTATCAACTTGAGCCAGCTGTTACAGTTGAAGAAGATCAAAAGATTTTAAAATTTAAAGACTATATTGATCTTAAAAGCATGGTTGAGTTCTTTGGCAATGCCAATGAAAGAGATGATAAAACTACAGAGCAAGAACATTACAGTTGGAATCCTCCTATTGTATGGGACAAGTTTATTAACTACAGAGAATATTATTGGATTCCAGGCGGCCCACCATCAGTAGATGTATATGGACAAGCAGCAAATATTCAAAGTACATATAAAGTAGGAACTGGTATAAACAGTTGGATACTTACACCAGACAGTGTAACTAATAATCCTGATATTACTTTATATAGAGGACAAGAATATAAGTTTGAAGTTAACTCTCCTGATGAAGGTTTCTATATTAGAAACAATTATGATACAGGATCTTTAGAATTTAATCCTAACAAATCATACTTTCCTGGAGAACTAGCAGTATTCGACAAACAACTTTGGAAGTGTGTTAACGAAACAAGTCCATTAGACGGAAGTAGTATTACAATTGATTCACAAGATTGGCAATTGGTTGCTAACGATGCAGGATTTGCTTCTCTACTATATAGAGATGGTGTAGAAAATAATGGTGTAAAAGTAGGAACGTTAACATTTAAAATTCCACAAGACTCGCCAGATATATTATATTATCAAAGTGATGTTGAACCTAATAGGTTAGGTAGATTTATTATTTCAGACATTGATACAAATACTTTTATTGATGTTGAAAAAGAAGTTGTAGGTAAAAAAGAATACACAACCGCAGACGGAATTAGTTTTACAAACGGAATGGTTGTAGCATTTAGAGGCCAAGTGCAACCATCGAAATATGCAGACGGACAATGGTTAGTTGAAGGTGTTGGTTCAGAGATTAGATTAATTAATTTTGCTGACTTAGTACCTCCGCCATTAGATACAGATTCGCCTGATATATTATTTGATAATCAAGGATTTGATACACAGCCTTTTGATGATGCAACACAGTATCCTGGTAATAAAGATTATATTACAATTGCTAGAAACAGTAAAGACTCTAACCCTTGGTCCAGATATAACAGATGGTTCCATAGATCTGTTTTAGAGTCTGCATATAAATTTAGAAGTCAAGACTTTGATTCATTAGAATCAGCTAGAGCTAAAAGACCTATTATTGAATTCCAACCTGATATACAATTATATAATCACGGTGGCATTGCAAAACAAACAGTTGACTACGTAGATACATTTACAGATGATGTGTTTTCTAAAATTGAAGGGTCACAGGGTTATAATATTGACGGTGAGTTCTTGTTTGAAGGAGCAAGGATTCTAGTTATTGCAGATACAGATAGTTTAGCAAATAACAGAATTTATGAAGTAAGGTTTGTAAAACACAATAACACTACACAAATTAATTTAAAAGAAACTGCTGATTCATTATCAGCATTTAATGAAGGTGTTCTAGTAAGACGTGGTACAACTAACGCAGGTAAGATGTATCATTATGATGGTACAGTTTGGAAATCAAGCCAAGAAAAAACTAGTGCTAACCAAGCACCTAAGTTTGAATTATACGATTCAGTTGGTGTTGCATTTTCAGACCCAACAATATATCCAGTATCAAGTTTTGTAGGTAGCAATCTTTTAAGTTATAAAGTTGGCACAGGTGTTGTAGATAAAGAATTAGGATTTGCATTAAGTTATGCAAATATTGATAATGTAGGTGACATTGTATTTGATTGGAACTTTGAAACAGAAAAATTTGTTTACACACTAACGCAAAAACAATATACCAAGAATACTAACACTGGATTCTATAAAATTAATGGAAAATATGCCAACGGTTGGATAGCAACAGACAAAACATTTATTCAGCCAATTATTGATCAGTACACGTTTACTACAGCAGATTCTATTGCAATATTCAATACTGTTGATTGGGATGTGTTACCAGACGATGCAGTAATTAATTTTTATCTAAACGGCGAATATATTAGTGACACATATACTAGAAGTACTAATCAGTTTACGTTTGATAGAACATTTAATATTAATGATGTAGTAACTATAAAAATAGTTGCAGCAATTAAACCAGATCAAGGGTATTATCAAATACCTGCAGGGCTAGAAAAAAATCCTCTGAATGAACAATTAAAAACATTTACGTTAGGACAAGCAACAGATCATTTAAAATCATCTCTTGAATTTGATAGAAGAGTTGTAGGAACTGTTCCGGGTGTTTCAAATCTAAGGGACTTAGATCAGTATCAAAAACACTCAACAAGGTTTATGAAACATTCAGGTTTCGCAGCAGTGTCTACTTTGTTAATTAATGACAAAGATATTAACATTGTTAAATCTTTAAGATATGCTAAGTCAGCATATACTATTTTTAAACAAAATATTATTAAGAAAGCAACCGAAGTTGAGTTCAACGAAAATACTTCAGACTTTTTAGATAGTATTATAGAAATTATTACAAAGACTAAAACTATTGACAGTCCTTTTGCAGACTCTGATATGATTGGTGCTGGAGCGTTTACAAGAACAGATTATGTTGTTGACGATCCGGGTATTAAAACATTTACACTTACTGAAGATTTTGATTTAGAAACATTAAGCAGAAGAGCAGTATATGTTTACCTTAATGATGTACAACTTATTGTAAACAAAGATTACACAGTTAATGGAGCATTGGGCTTTATTACAATTACAGGTACGTTAGTTGAAGGTGATAGAATTGAGATTAGAGAGTATGTGTCAACAGCATTTAGCCATGTACCGCCAACTCCAACATCACTAGGACTTTACCCTAAGTACGAACCTACAAAATATTTAGATGACACTTACAGAGTACCTAAAGATATAATACAAGGACACGATGGTAGTAAAACTACTGCCTATGGCGATTATAGAGATGACTTACTTTTAGAATTTGAAAAGCGTGTATTTAATAACATCAAACAAGAATACGATGCTAAGATTTTTGATGTTCAAAAAGCGTTGGGTGGATATTACGGTAATAGTACATTTGTAAAAGAAGAACTAGATAGCGTAATCAATCAAGAGTTTTTATCATGGGTGCAAAATACTAACCTAGGTTATACAACAAACGATTATTTTGTAGAAACAGAACCGTTTACATATACATATTCAAGTATGACAGATCCAACAGGCAAAGAAAACTTGCCTGGATATTGGAGAGGTGTTTACAAATATTTTTACGATACTGATAGACCGCATACACATCCATGGGAAATGCTAGGCTTTACAATAAAGCCAACATGGTGGGAGACTGAGTACGGAGCAGCACCTTATACTAATGGTAACTTGGTGTTGTGGGAAGATATTGCTGCTGGTAAGATTGCTCAAGGAGATCGAGCAGGGATATATCCAAGATATGCCAGAACAACAATTCTAAATCATATTCCTTGTGATTGTGACGGTAATTTAGTTGATCCTTTGACTTCAGGTCTTGCAGGTAATTTTCAACTTGTTAACAATAGAGGTCCTTTTAAACTAGGTGATGATAGTCCAGTTGAAAACGCATGGAAAACTAGTTCAGAATATCCTTTTGCAATAACAACAGCACTAGCATTATTAAAACCGTTTGATTATCTAGTACTAAACTTTGACAGAGCTGTTACTAAAAGAAACATTATTGACCAGTTAGTAAATGTAACATCAGAAACATTTTTAACACCAACAGACTTAAAGTTTCCTATCGCAGGAAAGACACAGGTAGCAGGACTTGCAATTTACATTGCTTCATATATTAAGTCAGTGGGCGGAGCAGTTGCTGATGCTCAGAAAAATATTGATTGTATAAATGTTAGATTAACTTCAAGAGTAAGCGGGTTTGTTGATAAGCAGCAACAAAAATATTTACTTGATAGTAAAAATCCAAGCTCGGCAAGTGCAAGTGTGTTTATTCCACCTGAGAACTACGATATTATCTTTAATGTAAGTTCTCCAATAGCTTCGGTTACTTACAGTGGTGTTATATTTGAAAAAACAACACAGGGTTGGGTAGTAAATGGATACGATGATATTAATCCTTACTTTAATACGTTTGAAGCGTATCCACAACAAGCTGATCCTGTAATTTCAGTTGCAGGAACTTCAGAACCTTTTACTGAATGGGATCAAGAAAAAACATTTAACAACGGTGGTATTGTTGAGTACAGAGGAACATTCTATAGAGCAACACAGACATTTACCTCTGGAGAAACGTTTGATAAAAGTAACTTAGTACAGCTACCCGACTTACCAGTTGAGAATGCTGTTGTTGCTCAACAACGTAGAAACTTTAATAGTTTCAAAGTTAAGAAAGTAAGTTACGGAACAGAGTTTAACAGTATACAAAGTGTAGTTGACTTCTTACTAGGATATCAAGCACACTTAAAAAGTCAAGGGTTTGACTTTGCAAACTATGACGGCACTAATCAAGTAGTACAAGATTTTACAACAGCAGCAAAAGAATTTATGTACTGGACAGTCCATAACTGGGCAGTTGGTTCTGTATTATCGATGAGTCCAGGTGCAGCAAGTATGGAAATTAATCTTGCTGTTGGAGTTGCTGATAACTTATTAGATAGTTTCTATGATTATAATGTGTTGAAAGCAGACGGCTCAGCACTTGATCCTAAATTTATAAATGTATCAAGATCTTTTCAAAAAATTCAAGTTAACACAACAAACACAACTGAAGGTATCTACTTACTAAAATTAAATTATGTTCTAAAAGAACATGTTGTTGTATTTGATGATAAAACAGTTTTCAATGATACTATATTTGATAAAGCAACAGGTTATAGACAAGAAAGAATTAAAGCACAAGGATTTAGAACAACAGATTGGGACGGTGATTATACTAGCCCTGGCTTCTTATTTGATAATGTATCATTTGATACTTGGATACCTTATTATGATTATAAATTAGGAGACATTGTATCTTACAGAGCATACAAGTATACCGCAAGATTTAATCATACTAGTGATGAAGAGTTTAATGACGCTAACTGGACACAACTAGACTCAACACCTGAGAAACAACTTATTCCTAACTTTGATTATAGAATTAATCAAATGGAAGATTATTTTGATGTGTCATCAGAAGGATTAGGAAAGAGCCA